ATCTTTTTCCGGCACAGCGGCGCCGGGAGAGTTCAAACCCTTAAACCAGCAAGCCGCGCTATCAGGAGCCACAACATGAACAAGGCAGCTATCAAGGCAGTCCTTCGCCTTTGGTCCCAGATCGCCCCGTCCCTTGAATTGGCCGAAGAGGCCGACTCTCATTTCGACGGCGGCGAGTTTTCTGGCCCGGCCCACGCCCGGATACAGAAGAATCAATACGAGCGCATCATCGATCAGGTGGCAACCCGTTTCGATATGAGGCCGGACGACTTGGAATACGAGGTTGAAGCATTTCGGTGGGAAGAAAGCCGCCGGTGGATGGAGGCAAATGCCATTTGCTAGTTTGCGCTATCAGGGCTTGCCTTAGGGCGGGTCCTGTGCTATACTTTTTCTATCGGCTACAGGAGCATGCATCATGAAACCACACACACAGGCTAAGGTCTTCACCATGTTCATCAACCATGAGATTCGCCAATGCGATAGAGAGTGGCGGGGGTTGATGGAAACCCACCAGTACGCCGCCATTGCGGAGCAGCACGAGTCGGATGGAACCCGAATGTCCACTGACCGGGCGGTCTTTTTGGAGCATATTTTCTGGAACGGGGATAAACCTATCACGGCCCAAGATTTCGACGAGTTCGAATGGTGGCCGGAGTGCTTGATTGCCGAGGGAGAGAAGAGGTATTTTAATTCCTTGACCCCGGAAGAGCAGGCCCTGCACCTTGACCGCGAAGAACAGGCACGAGGCTGGGAGTTTGACCAGATTATTAAGGCAGGCATCCAAGAAGCGGCAAACGCTTGGCAAGATACAAATTTCCCCAACGAGTTCTGAAACCCGCGCTATCATAATGAAAACCCAGGTCCATTTTGTCACCGAGCTTTACCCGGACGCGGAGGGGGATAAACTCATCCCCCACCCCCAAGCTTATAATCATTGGGGTATGGCATACAAACGGGTAAAGGAAATCATTAAAGAGCTGTCCGAGGGAATGGAACACCCGCCTAAATACGGAGAGTGCGTATCTTGGGAGAAACCCGGCCACCGCATTTTTATTATGAACAAAGAAAGTAGGAAACACATACCTGAGTTCGAACTGAAATGCAAATGGCCTGAGTTCCACATCATCAGCTACGAGGTAAACATAGTCCTGCATACATAAATATGCGCTATCAGGCATAATTCCCGCGAATGGCAAATATTCGTTCCGTGAATGAAACTGTACTTGACGCCTTGCCCGGTCCCGTGATATAATGTAATTGCAAGCTGGGGATGGCCCCCAGTACAACAGGAGCAACAAATGGAAGAGCAACGAGGATTAATTTGGTTTGTCACCGTCTCGGAAATCCACAATGGTAAACGCGACATGATGCGGACATTTGACCCCGCATACCGCAGTCTGCAACGCGCGCTATCAGCGGCGGAGGGTTATCGAATGGAGTTCTCGGCAATAGCCGAGGCCCGCAAGGAACCCAAAGTATTGAAATTCGACCAGAGTACCAAAGCGGCGGATTACACCCGGCTCAAGGCGAAACCCAAACTTGGATTGGCCGTCGACCGTCGGATAACCCTGACTTGCGACGACGAAACAGGCACCCCGCAACTGGAATTCGTAATCACGGGGACCAAAATCCAATAGATCACCGCCAAAACTGGGACTGGACACCCCGGCCCCGGTATGGTATGATGAAGGTGTGACGGTGAGGAGGATACCCTGCGGATTGAACAGGTACGATACGAGCAATCCAGCAATCCCGGCCAATACCCGTCACCATTTTTTAACTTTTGCGCTATCACACACGGAGCTACAATTATGGCAAGGCGACTTACAGGTTTGAACATGAAGGATCAGCTCGCAGCGGTTCTGCTGGCCTTCACCCCCGACGAACTCGAAATCATGCACCGCGTCCTGCGAGAGCAGAAGGTGGCGGAGTTTGACACCGACGACGATGCACTTAATTGCTACACGGTGTTCCGCAAGATTGATGCGGCCCACCGCCTCCCGGAGAGGGATATTCAACCCCTCATGGATGAGGTTTTTGGCGAGTGAACCAGCCCGTTCAAAAATTCATCATCTATCGGTCTTCCCAGAATGATGGGGAGACCGGTATTTTACCCAACGATTACCCGAACCTTGAGGCGGCAATAGAGGGCGCTATCAAGGATTCCAACGGCGGGCTGGAGATTGAAGGCGGGGACATAAACCCGTACCGCTACGAACTCCACAACTCGCCCCATGCTGCTTACATCTGGGCACCAACCCACCCGAAATATCTTAACCGACCCGTTTACTACCTCCTTCGGACCGACATCCCGAAAGGCGGATTGAAACTAATTGGAGTACCAGCATGAAATACGGCCCCAAAAGCCCCGACACCGTTCCACCCAATGCAGTGGCCACAGAGCCAAGGCGGATTTACGCGTACCCTACCATTTTTACTAGCAAAACATGGCGTCCGAATTTAGGCGCTCCACGGGAGATCGCGTTGAAACGTGCGTACCTCCCTTCATCAAGCAAGTACCGCAGCAACGGAGAGCTAAAACATGGCTAAGTCATCACCCCGCGCAACAATGAGCGAAGAGAAATCCGACGAACTGGACGAAATGTTGGGATTCGAGGGCGACGCCAAACCCCCGGCCGAGGCCAGTCCCGACTGGGCGAAGGGAGTTTCCGCGCTATCACTCGAAAAACTGGACACAATCCGGGCCGACATTGACAAGACGGTCGAGGACACTATCATCACAGTTGCCCGCGCCCGGCTCAAACTCGGCAAGCTACTACAACGCGCCCGCGATCTTTTCCCCGGCGACAACGAATTCGGCAAATGGCGGAAAGCTGTCCTGCCCGACATGGCACCCCGGACCGTGAGCCAATACATGGCTATGGCCAAAGAATTTAAGGATGCCCCGGCGCTGGTTGATAAGCTTGGCTGGTCCACCGCCCGCGAACTGCTGAACGCATCCCCCGAGGTCGTGAAGGAAGTAAAGGAAAAGGCGGAGAAAGGTGAGGAAGTAACAACCGCCGAAGTTAAAGAGGCGAAGGCCAAGGACAAACCCGCCCCCCAACCTTCCGAGCACGGCGGTACCGACAAGAAGACTTCCAAGAAAATGGAGTCCATGGATGATAAAATCGATCGGGTGCTTATGTTATTCCCGCGGCAACGAATTGAGGCCGTTCTGGAAGGTGAGTTCGACGGGATGGACGAATATAGCCAGAGCGCTATCATCTACGGCTTTGGCCCCGAGTTCATCGAGCGACCGTGCAATCTGGATACCTTCTTGGCGGTCCACGCACACCTGAAGGAAAAGTTGGAAGGTGAAGATGATTCCATCCGGATATTGGAGCAGGCCTACACCAAGATCAAGGAAGCTTGGGGTTCGATCGGCAAATAAGTGCTAGACTCCGGCCCCCCCCGCATGGTATACTGCAGGGGTCATCTATGGGAGAGCGGACATGACCTATTACTGTGGTGAATGCAAGAATGAATGTGGCGTCCATGCCGAGGACTTCGGTATTGGCTCTTACGAGGCTTGGGGTGCTAAAGGCTTCGATAGCAGGATGGGCCTTAGCTCAGACTGTTGCGACGGCGAAGTTTTCGAAGATGAGGAATGCACTATTGAGTCAGACTATAATGAATGGGCTTTCGAGGAGGCTGCTTGTCGGGCCGATTATGAATACGACCGGATGCGTGACGACCGGTTGACAGGAGACGCGTGATGCTTAAAAAGATGCTGAAGAAGTTGGATGGGAACTTGGAGACCCTGCGCGAGGAACGCGCTATTTGGGACGCCAACAAGAAGGTTCATATTGACCGCCACAAGCGCGCGTCGTGGAACCCCTTCTCTGATAAGGAACATAAGACCCATACAGGCCAGAATATTCTGACCGAGGACCACAGACTGCGCCCCTATTCTTGGGCACATTTGTTCCCATTCCACGTCCTTTATAGTATCGGAGTCACCCTAACTGCGGTCGGTTTCGCCATAGACCGATTCGCAGGGTGAAACCATCTGGCATATGTGGTCTAATAATATGCAAGCCCGCCCGGTTAATTCTCGTCCGTGGTTGACTGGGGAGGCAAACACGGTAGCCCCGCCGTGGGCGACAGAGGGGCACTAATTTTAGGAGCGCTATCATGAGCAAGAAATGCCCATACTGCATGGGAACCGTGACAGGCACCATGGACCCGATGGCCCAAGCACAGGCCGAGGTTGCAGCGGAGAAATTCCGCGAAGAGGTTGACCAGTGCAAAACGAAACTGCGGAGTAAGAAGCCATGGTTCCCGTGGCGGGTCCGCATAGTGAGGATAAAGTAATGGTTGAAGAAGTAAAGAGTAAGACCCCGATGGAGATTGCCGAGGCTGAGGTTGAGGCCGAGCGCAACAAGGAAGCTGTAAGGGCTCTGAAGGAGAAATTGCACCAGAGGGCCGACGCCGAGAAAATCCTGGCAAACATCAACCGCGAGATTGAGGACCTCAACGCTCGCATCACTGACGGCACCTACGACATTGGATAAGTTAAAGGTCCTTTACTCGGCTCCTGTCCCTGTGCACTTTGCGGGGTGGGAGTCGAACACCTATGTTCTGCAGAGGAACGGGTGGGAATTTGCTGTTGATTACACCCCTGAGACATGGGAAGTCAGGATAGCAATCAGGAACAAATTTCTAAAGCTATATGCGTTTGTGCCAGAGTACACATACGAGCCTCTGGATAGGGTGCGACACATACCGCAGGGTCCCCCGATCATTATCAACAATGTCGTATCGTCAATCGAGGTTCTCCGGCAGGAAATCTTTGAACCATTTACAGTGTTGGACATGACCCCGACCTTCCGGGAGTTCAATCCCCAGAAAGTGGAGGACCTGTTCCCGTTCAGCATAGCGGAAACCGAGACCGTGTTGATTGAGCGCCAAGCTGACATGGGGGTTGTGGATCACCTACGCGCTATCCTAGACAAGCAGCGCCCGAAGCAGGAAGAGATTTGGGATAGGCGGAAACATCTTCGGCAGGAAGAAGACAAGCCCGAGCAAAACACACTGCTTAAATTGGTGGTATGATGGACGATTACGAACGAAAATTCGAGGCCCTGCGCCAAATATACATCAACGGTCAGAACATTATAGCCGTGTTCCCCTTCCGGCAGATGTTACTTGAAACTATGACCCATCACGCGGATACTTTCAGCGCGGAAGGTATGCTGGCTTCCATAGACCGGAACCGGGGGTTCATCACTACTAAAACAGGAGGGACGTGCGTTTACACTTCTTTGGTGGACCCCAGTGCCCTTCAACTTAAGGTAGTGGGTAGACATTTTGCGGGCGCTGTTTACTACGGCGATGTTCGCCCTGAAATCAAAGACTTCATAAGGACAAGACGTCTGTCGGACGAATTCCTAGAAATAGAGATACCGGTATAATGATCGGTTTTATCACAGGGTTACCCCGGACGCGATCGGCGTGGTTCACCTTCTACCTCCGGGGGCTGGGAATCGAGGCCATTCACGAACCAATGAACAAGGTCAATGACGCAGAAGAGTTCCACGAACTGTTCAGGTCCCGGCCTCTGGTGTTTTGCGACACCGGCCTCCCGATCACGGACTTTCAGCAAGTTTGGCCCGACAAACCCACAGTCATTATCGAGCGTCCGAAGCGGTACGCCTATGAAAGCTTCGCCCGGTGGGCCGACAAAATCGGGCAGGAAATAGACCTGGGTATCGCGTGGGAGATGTTCGGATTCTTCGAGGCGCAACTCTCTACTGTACAGGGGTACCGGGTACCGTTTACTGAGGTAGATATTCACCTTGAGTTCATTAACCGTCACCTTCAGATTCCGTACGACCCGGAGTGGGCCGAATTCGCCAACACCTGTACGGTGGAGCTAAACCAACTTAACGTAAACGCGGACAGTTATGCCGCATGGATGGATGGAGCGCTATCATGAGCGACCTTAGAAAACCCCTCCCCTCCGATTTCACAGGGAAACCGTATCAGACACTCGCTGTCTTTATGGTCCTGTCCGTATTCCCCGATATCGAAGGATGCCCCATAGTGATTCACGGCAAGAGCCACGTGACTGTGTTCATCGAAGGTGAATGGAGGCGGTACGAGTGGGGCGCTTTGTCCGACCTCCGGACTGTTTCCCAGAACGAGTTTGTTATGACTGATCGCGCCGCCGCCGAGTATATTTCCGAACGGTGTGCGTAGCAGCTAAAACCCATTCTTGACCGGTACAGTGTACTGTGTTAGAATAACGTGGCAGGTCGAGAGACCATCCCCCAAGCATCACAACTGAGGATAGAACGATGCCCAAAGCAAAAGAAGCACCCGACAGTGGCAAGACCACGGTCCGCCCTGATACCAGCAAGTACGAAACCGCTCGCAGCGCCAGCGGTGCCAAATCGCAACACAATGGCGACGCTGTGGCAACCGCCCTGCAGGGCGCAACCCTGGATGAGGTTTACGACCTCGCCGCCGAGGCTATCGGTGATACCACCGTTAAGGACCTGAAGGCCAAATACGGCCACCTGAATGACGGCATGCAGCGCATGAATCTGGGCAACCGGATGCGTGGTGTTGCTGGTAAGATGAACAAGGAGAAGGAAGGCTCCGGTGATACTTACATCACCAAGTTGTCCTCTGCTGTTCGCAAGGCCGTCGCCGGTCGCGAGAAGGAACGCGAGCAGGAAAAGGCCGCAAAGGCGAAGGAAGCCGCCGCAAAGGCGAAGGCTAAGGAGAGGGCGAAAGCCAAGAAGTAACGATACCTAGGCAACGGTTACGCTCTGGCCGTTAAGTAGACCGCCCCCCACCGGGTTGCAGCCCGGCTACGCCGCGAAGGGGGGTATTTTTCAATAACCCGACAGGTTACTAATATGGCACGGCAATTCAAGGTAGATTTTACCTACCACCAGATGAAAGTCCTCAAAGAACATCTTCGTGAAGTCCGGATGGTTGAAGTCCCGGTCAACCACGTGAAATACCTTCAAGAAATTGAAGAGAAGATCGCTGAGAAAATGGAATCTAATTCGGGGGCGAAATAGCCCCCATGATTTTCCGTTACCCGCCACCGCCAGATCACACACCGGGGCAAGATCAGATGCCAAATGGCCATACCAGAGCCTACAATCAGGTCAAACACGCCCTGAAGAAGCAACCCACCAGATTCCCGCAGGTTGTTAGCCCAAGCCATCTGCACACCAAATCCTATAACGAATTCCGGAGGGCGATCAAGCAAAAATGAGTGGTCACCCTTACAAAGCCGAGCCTATGGTTCATCAGGTTAATGGCCTGAAACGTGCGTGGAAGAAAGGTTCGGAATTCGCCTTATTCTGGGAAATGGGCACAGGCAAGACCTTCACGGTGATAAATCTCGCCGCCGCCCGATATATGAAGGATCAAATCGAGGCCCTCATTGTAATTTGCCCCACCCCAATTAAGTTAGTCTGGGAAAACGAGATCGACAAATGGTCCCCGGTCGAATGTATGGTTTACACCCACATGGCGGGCCAAGCTTTCAAAGATGGGATGCGTGAATTCGGGAAAACCTCGTATCCGAATCATATGAAAGTCCTTATAGTGGGAATAGAAGCGCTATCACAGGGCGATACTCACGAATACCTGCTCCAATTCGCCAAAGATAACAAATGTATGATCGCGGCGGATGAATCGTCCCGCCTTAAAAATTACGCCTCCCTCCGCACCAAAAGGGCAACCAAAGTCGCGGCCAAGTGTCTATACCGGATACTAATGACTGGTACCCCGATCACTCAGGGTGTCGAAGATTTATTCGGTCAATTTCGGTTCCTAAACCCGAAGATTATTGGGAAGCAAAACTTCCGGTTATTTAAGGCTGCCTATTGTATTATGGGTGGTCACGACGATAAAGAGATTGTTGATTACCAGAATTTAGACCAACTCCTTGCTAGAGTCTCCCCGTATGTAGATATAGTTAAAAAAGAGGATGTACTGGACCTCCCGAGCAAGGTATATGAGAAAATCGTAGTAGAACCGTCGCCTAATCAGTTGAAAGCTATCAAACAGCTGAAGGATACAATGGAGGCGGAGCAGGGGGATAAATGGTTAATAACCCAGACGATATTGGAACGTCTGACGAGATTCCAACAGATAATCGGCGGGAACTTTCCTTTCGTAGAAGACGACGGGACGTTCTCAGTCGAGCCAATAGAGGGGCCGAATCCGAAACTCAACGCCTTGATGGAGGTGTTGGAAGACCTACCGAGTACAACAAATGTTATCATATGGGCGAGGTTCCGACCCGAGATCGAGAGTATACTGAACTCGATTTCAGCGACTCATGGCCCAGACTCGGTGGCCGCGTTTTACGGCGCAATCCCGGACGAGGAGAGGAGGAACGAAGTGCTACGTTTCACGGATGGGAACGCGAGGTTCATGATCTCCAATCCGTCGATGGGTGGAATGGGACAGACGTGGACGAATGCCACTTTGGTGATTTACTTTTCGAACAGCTTTTCATACGAAGACAGAGTGCAGAGTGAGGACCGGGCGCACAGGAAGGGACAAACCGAGTCTGTAACCTATATTGATATCGAAGCCCGGCACCACTACGATAAAATGATTATGCGTGCCGTCAAGGAAAAGGGCGGTTTAGCTAAATTTGTTGAAGAAAACATCGCGGGGATACAAGCACATGAGAATTCTGGTAGCCACGGGTAGGCTTAGATTCCGTCGCAGCTGGCGGGGCAAACAAATACTCCAGATCGAAAAAATCATGGCGAATGTGTTAGTGCCCCCTGAGGAGCTTGAACACGGCGAGCCACAATGGTTCGACGCAAATGAGCGGGACGTTTGGTACCTGCAAAATACGGGGGCGCTCCCCAAAAACTAAGGAGAACGATATGTTACCACCTCAGCAACCTAACCCGCAGCAGCGCATGCAACAGGCAATGTCCGCCGAGCAGGCTGGTATCCCTGTCAACTTCAAGGAATTGTGCGGTCAGATATTTAACGACTTCCAGCACATTTGTAGCGCGATGCAGCAGCAGATTGAAGGTAAGGGCCAGCGGCTGGCGATTGCGGAAGAAATGCTGGCAGAATTCAGTGAAACCGATACGTACTACAAGAAACTGGAAGAGGCCGGTCTGAAGAAACCTGAGAAGGCCCCGGAAGATTCGCCCGCCGATGATTGCGAAACCAAGCACTGACTTCTTAAATTATGTCTTGATATGGGCCTCCCCCTGTGATATAATAAGGATATCTAGGTGGGGGGTCCTACCTTAAACGGAGCAAACTATGGATAAGAGCACACGAGATGAAATGGCGGCGAAGTATGAAGGGTTAGCCTTCAAAGACCTAGCTAAATCGGTTAAAGCTTTGGAGAAGCGGTACTCTACCGCCAGGGCCAAGGAGACCGCACTCAAGGAGGAACTCGATTTCCTCACGATCAATGTAATTCCTGAAAAGATGGCCGAGGAAGGCATGACTTCCATCAAGATCGATGGTGTCGGTCGCATTCAGCTTTCTTCCCAAGCGTGGTGCACGGTACCGGAAGGTCAGCGCTCCGAACTCTACAAGTGGCTAAGACAACACAAAATGTCCGAAATGATAGGTCAGACAGTAAACTCGTCCAGCTTGAAATCGCTAATGATGGAGCGGTTCAAAGAGGGCCAGAAACTGCCGCCTGAAGACGTCGTTAACTTCCGGCCCTATATGCGGGCGTCGGTGGTTAAAGCGTAACCGCGAGGGGCCGGTCAAGTCCCTGAACTGAGAAACTAGAACTGAGGAACTAGAAATGGGAAAAGCAGTAGCAACGACGGCAGATAGCCTGCCAACCGAACGTCCTTCTTGGATGAAGGACAATTCTACCCGAGGTAACGAGGGTGTAACCGCAGATGACATGGCGATTCCAAGACTCGCTATCATCCAGGATTTGTCGCCCCAGCACAAGAAGTCGAAGGAGGAATACATCGACGGCGCTGAGGTCAAGATGGTGTTCAACACCGCGACCGGCGAACTCTACCCGGAAGGTTGCGTCGTTGTCCCCGTGATGTTCCGCAAGGAATGGGTGATCTGGAAGGACATTGACTCCGGCGGCGGATTCCGTGGCGCATTCGGCACCGTGGGAGAGGCCAAGGCGGCTTTGGCCGAGGTCGAGGACGCCAACGATTGCGAGGTGGTTGATACCCACCAGCACTTCGTCCTTGTTTTGAACGAGGCTCTGGAACTGGTGGCGCAAGCCGTTATTTCCATGTCCAAGTCGCAGATGAAGGTGAGCCGCAAGTGGAACACCACTATTCAGACTCTTGGCGGTGATCGTTTCGAGCGGGCGTACAAGCTGTCAGTCGTGGATGACCAGAACTCCGCCGGACAGGACTTCTATAACTGGAAACTGACCCAATTGGGGTTTGTGACCGAGGAAGTCTTCAGTGCGGCGGAGGCCATGTACGAGGCTGTAGCCTCCGGTGCCATGGACGTGAAACGCGATCAGGACCACACGCCTGAATCCGGCCACGCTGAAGGCGATTCAGAGGCTGACGAGGAATTCTAAGTCAGCTCAACCTGAAAGCCTCCCGGTGCTCCGGTGCCGGGCGGCTTTTTATCAGGAGATACTATGCCTAATTACGATAACACCAATTCGGGTACCTTGTATGTGAACAAGGATAAGAGGAGTTCATCCTCCCCCGACCGTACCGGGAGTGCAGAAGTGGCGTGTCCTCATTGTGGGGCCGTCAGCGGGTTCTTTCTTTCCGGGTGGGTAAAAACTGCCGGAGAGAAGAGTAAAATCGCTGGGCAGAAATTTATGTCCCTCGCATTTACTGCAAAAGATGCGCCGGGTAATTCACAAAAATCAGGGCCAGATAATTTTGACGACGACATTCCCTTCTAGCCTCCCGCCAGTGGTCGCCCTTGACACGGAGACGACCGGGCTGCACTTTAAACTCCACCGGGTGTTCGGATTCTCGATTGCTTGGCAGGGGTTTTCGGCGTATTACGACATACGCAAGCAACCAGAGGCGCTATCATGGCTCAGGGATTCTATTTCCCGTAATCCGGGAACGCTGTGGGTATTCTTCAATGCCACGTTCGACCTGAAGATGCTCGCTAATGAGGGAGTCCACTTTGACCTTACCAAGGTGGACGATGTGGCAATTAGGGCTTGTCTGATCGATGAGCATCTAATGTCCTATAGTTTGGACTCCCTCATGCAGCGGTACTTGGGTAAGGAGAAATACGGGGATATTTACCAGGAACTTGCTGATATGTTTGGGGGGATGGCTACCCGGAACGTCCAGATGCCCAACCTGCAGCATGCCCCGGCTGGCATGGTAGAACCTTATGCCGAGATCGACGCCGAGGGTACATTCGAGTTGTGGCATTGGCAAGAGGGGGAGATTAAGGCCCAAGACATACGGGAGATTTGCGAATTCGAGCGCAGGACCATCCCCCATGTTTACGAGCAAGAGATCAAGGGTGTCCGGGTAGACCTTGACGTGGCTGAAAGGGCCATGAACGAACTCCATATTAAGATCGACCAAGAGAAATCTAAACTTAATAGCTTAATCGGTCGCCCATTCAACCCCAATTCCGCCCCCCAGATTCGCGAATACTTCAACCCCCAAGGTAACGAAGAGGATGGATATATTATTTGCGGGGGCTATCCGACCAAACAGACCCCAAAGGGCAATCCATCAATCGACAATGACGTGCTACAGTCGATAGTTAACGTAGACCCAGTGGCCCAATCCATTATCGACATTCGTTCCCTCATCCGGACGGCGGACACCTTTCTTGCCAAGCATGTGATCGGGCATTCCATCGATGGGCGGGTATACCCCACAATCAATCAGGTTGCCGGAGACGACGGCGGGACCAAGACAGGGCGGTTCTCCTATGTGGACCCCGCACTGGGGCAGATTCCTAATCGGAATAAGACTGTGGCTGCGATAGTCAAGCCTTGTTTCCTCCCGGACGAGGGCCAGAAATGGTTGGACGGGGACTTGAATAGTTTCGAGGTTCGATGTTTTGCTCATCTAGTGGGGGCATTCAACGACGCTCTGGTACAAGCCTACGCGGAGGACCCATTTACCGACTTCCATGGTTGGGTAGCGGAGTTGATGGGAGTCCCCCGAAACCCGCATGCCAAGGGCGGTGCTAATGCGAAACAGCTGAACCTGTCAATGATTTTTAATTCCGGGAACGGCGCTATAGCGAATTTATTGGGACTGCCCTGTACCCCGGCCCACTTCACCGACGAATCGGGCAAGAGAGTCAACTATTTCAAGGCCGGTAAAGAGGCTATGGCGGTGATCAATAGTTATCACCGGAAGGTAAGGGGCGTAAAGGAATTGGCACAGAAGGCAGAGAAAGCCGCCAAGCGCCGGGGGTACGTATTCACGATGTACGGACGAAGACTCCGGTTTGCGTCCCTGTGGAAACATAAGACTTATAAGGCGTCGGGGGTACTCATCCAAGCCACCGCCGCCGATATAAATAAGGAAAACTGGTCTCTCGTTAGTGAGGCTTTGGGTGATAGAGGGCGTCTACTCATCAACACACATGATAGTTATAGTATGAGCGTAGACGAGGATAAGGTTGAAGAATGTTGGAAGGACGTCAAGGGTCAAATAGAGCGTCCTATCCTCCGGGTACCACTAATACTCGACCGTAACGGGTGTGGGGAAAATTGGTGGGCCGCACTACAGGGGTAAGTCATGGAAATTGATATCAGTGAAATCAAAGACATAGAGCAGATAAAGGACCTCGATGCCAAAGTTCTGGCGGCGGCGGTCATGTACGCAAATCAAGGGCTATACGTCGTCCCGATAAGACCTAACGGGAAAGCCTTGCCGGGGAAGAGGTACAACTTTAATTATACTCACGCGTCCAAGAACCCGAAGGTAGTCGCCAAATGGTTCGGCCCTGACGGCAAGTACGAAGGTTGGAATGTGGGGCTGGGTACCGGTCGCCGGGATGGCATCTTCGTAATCGATCTGGATAAGCATGGGGAAACCAATGGCATCGAGTCATTCGATAATACCGTACCAGAAGACTTCGAATTCCGGGGTCCGGTTCAGTTTACGCCCTCCGGTGGCAGGCACCTACTTTTCAACTGGCGGGAACATGCGACCTCTTCCACATCTAAGATCGCGGACGGGGTTGATACCCGTGGAGGTATGCCTGACAAGTGTGGAGGTCACATCGTTGTCTGGCCCTCAGTCGTCGAAGGAAGAGCCTACACATGGGAGCAAGGGGGCCAAACCCCCGACACCCCAGATTGGTTAATTAGCAAGATGGGCAAACCCTGGAAACAGGGCGCTAGGGGTGGCAATCGAGGTAACGAGTTTGTAGAAGACGACGATATTGAGAATTTCTACAGCATCGAAGAGGTCCGGGGGATGCTCGAAATTATCGACCCGGATGAACTCAGCTACGATGAATGGCTCAACGTCGGGCAGGCTATTCACTCCCAGCACCCGGACCCAGAGGGTATGGAGATTTGGGATCAATGGTCTCAGAAGGGGGAACGTTATAAGGCGGGTGAGTGTTCCCAGCGGTGGAACGGCTTCAACCAGCACGGTAACATCAGGATGGGTACCCTCATCTTCTACGCCAAGAACCGGGGGTGGGATTTACTCAATGCCGAGAACCCCCAGAACAGCGAGGAGTACGAGCAAATAATCGAGCGCCTGAATGAGACCTTTGCTATAGTACCAATGGGGTCAGACGTCATGATCTTGGAGGAAATCGACGTCCCGGAGGTCATGAGGCGCATCCAGCCTAAGTACCGCATCTTCAAGCGTCAAGGGTTCCGCGCCCTCCTTGAGAATAAGCAGATGCTCGAAGTCAACGACCAAGGGGCCGTGACCAAGAAGTCATTAGCTGATATTTGGCTGGCCCATGAAAACCGGCGCACCTACCCGTGCGGGCTAGGAATGTTCCCCCACAAACCGAAGCGCTATCAGGGCTACTACAACATGTGGGGCGGATTCAGCGTTGAGCCGCAGCCCGGAAATTGGGACTTGTACCGGGGCCACGTGCGTGATATACTATGTGGTGGGGACAGTGGCTTATTCGAGTGGGTAATGGATTGGATGGCTAATTTAGTGCAGGACCCGGCTAATCCACCCGGTACCGCTATCGTAATGAACGGAATTGAGGGGTGTGGCAAGGGTACATTCGCCCACTTTCTAGGTGAACTCTTTGGAACGAGCTACAAGCACATCACTGACGAAGAACATCTGGTCGGCAGATTCAACGGCCACATGGCTGACTGCATCGTGGCTTTTGCGGACGAAGTTACATACGGAGGAAATCGTAAAGTCGCGGGCAAACTTAAGGCGCTTGTTACGGAACGGTACATTACTGCCGAGAGAAAGGGTGTCGATGCTATACAGTACCACAACTGCGCTCATTTACTCGTTGCTTCAAATGAAAGTTGGTTTATACCAGCTGGCCCCCAGTCCCGACGCTGGCTGGTACTTGAACTTCAACCCGACCGGGCGAACGATCGGGAATACTTCAGTGCGATTCATCGCCAGATGGAGCAGGAAGGAGGGTTGGCCGGTATGCTTCATGAGCTGCTTGAACGAGAGATCACGAGTCACCTCGGCAAGGCTCCCGAAACCGCAGCTCTATTCGATCAGCGAGCGCAATATAGTAGCATGGATTCAGTCACCGGATGGTGGTCAGAACGATTGGCCACGGGCGTGTTGGATATACCAGCCTTCCGAGCCGATGATGAATCCGACTGGCCCGAGAAGATAACCAAAGCTGATGCCCTACGATCATACAAAGATTGGTGTAAGGATAACCGCCGCAAGACGATCGCAGATAATGTATTCTTCAAGCGTATGCTCCAATGTGGTATGTCGCTCATGAAGTTCAAGAAACCAAACGGTAAAAGAATTCCGGGTTACCTAGTCCCGGCATATGAGACTTGTCTCGACATAGCGAAAAGAGAACTAGGCCTATCATTCCAACAACCGACAGAGGAAGATAACGATGGAAATTGATTTGGTAGTAGACCTCCAGTACGGGAGTACCGGGAAGGGTTTGCTGGTGGGGTACCTTGCGGAGACTAGCGGGCATGACGGTGTTATCACCTGCAATATGCCGAACGCTGGCCACACATACATCGACCGGCAGGGCCGGAAGTGGATTCACAAGGTTCTCCCTAACGGCATTGTTTCACCGAACCTTCGCTATATTTTTATCGGGCCGGGGGCTGTATTCGACCCCGCCCGCCTGCATGCGGAGATAGAGCAGATGTACCGGGAGGGGATTACGGCCCCTGTTCTCATCCACCCCAACGCAATGATCCTTCGGGATTATCACCGGGAAATGGAGCAGAACGAGTTGAACTCGATTGCGTCCACCATGCAGGGTTCCATGGCAGCTCTGGTCGAGAAAATGACTCGGCAACCGGATGCCTTGTGCACAGCGGAACACATGGTCGACGAAATCTACCACCCGGACATGAACATCGTGGTACTGAACCACGACGAATGGATGATGCACCTCGATGAATGCGATAGGGTGCTGGCAGAGGGGAGCCAGGGCTTTTCGCTCGGTATTAACCAACGCTTCTGGCCCTACTGTACCTCCCGCGAGTGCACCCCCTACCGGATGCTCAGCGACATGGGCCTCCCGCAGGTGAGGGTAAACACGTGGGGTACCCTTCGTACTTACCCCATCCGGGTCGGTAACACCCCCGGCGGTTATAGTGGCGATAATTACGCGGACCAATCCGAACTCACATGGGACGAGCTTGGTCAAACGCCCGAACTCACCACCGTGACCCAACGGGAGCGCCGGGTGTTCACATTCTCAATCAGCCAGTTGCAAGAATCCCTCTGGCATTGTCGCCCGGACCATCTGTTCCTTAATTTCTGTAACTATCTTGAGCCGGGACATCTCGGGGTGTTGACAGATCAAATCGACCGGGTGGCCGAATCCTACGGCACCGGCATTCGTCTTTGTGGTTATGGCCCGGAGTACCAACATGTCAAACCTTACGTTAAAAGATAGGCTCCGCCTCGACGAGGTTGAGCGCTGGCATACTGTCCCGACTACCCGGAGTCAGACGGTCGCCGGTCACACGTACGGGGTTATAGTGATTGCTCAATCGCTGGCCCAATCATTTGTTAACCGATCACAGGAGGAGTGGCCAAGAGCACAATATGATAAGTGGATGCATGCGGTGTTGGATTCTGCCCTAAACCACGACGTAGATGAAGTCCTGACGGGTGATATACCCTCCCCCAATAAGGAGCCTTATAATTGGGACGGGCCTATTTCCGTGCAGAAAATTGTCAAGATAGCCGATGTTATTGAAACGTGGCTATGGATTCGACAATACAAAACGGGGCACTATGGGGTTTTTGCGTTTCAATACGTCACCAACCAATATACCAATATGATTACTGATCTCCCAGCTGATCAGGCCAGTATGGTTGAAGATGTTGTAGCCGGAATCGCCGTTGTAGATTACGCGCTACCATGAAACCGGAGAAGAAGTTCTGGACTAATGAGCTGAGGGCCGGGTTCCGTTCCATGGGTGATGTGGACCGCATTGAATCCGGTACCTCTATCGGGCGGCCCGACGTCAATTTCGCGATGTACCCTGGTATTTCGTGGGATATTGAGCTGAAGGTCGTCCATAACAACAGGATTACCCTACGCCCGTCCCAGCGAGGGTGGTTCAGTCGCCGCCGCCGGGTGGCCGCAAGGGCCTTCGTGTTGACCAAATGGGAGGAAGGGGATTTATACATGTTACACTTTCCTTTTTCCATCCCAGACAGCGATAAAGTTAATGACTGGGAAGTCATGGCGGACCATACATGGGACGGTAATATTGACTGGCCTGAGTTTCAAGAAATACTTAAAGGAGAGTACCATGTCCGATCGCAAAAATAAAGGTAAACCGAGGATAGGCAAGTGTTTCCTCATGCCTAACGCGCTATCCGGGCTGGCGGCGGTTCTTATGTTCGGGGAGGAAAAATACAGTCCCGCTGAGGACAAAGGCTGGATGAATTATGATATGAACGAGGTTCTTGATAGCCTTTGCCGCCACGCCATGGCAATGAAGAATGGAGAACTCAAGGACCCGGAGTCGGGCCTCCTTCACAGCAGCCACATGGTATTTAACGCTGCCGTGCTGGAGGAACTGACTACTTACTACCTTTCCGAAGGTTCTGCCGACGGGTCAGTACCCGAAGGTTTTTCTTCGAATTAGAACCCCCCTTGCTCATGGGTTTTTTATGGTCGACATGTTTTCCGTCACCCTTGCGGACCCGACCTTCCTTCATGAGACGCGCCCTCGCATTATTGCGGGCGGCGCGATTTTTCTTTTGCTTCTTGCTGGCCTGATATGTACGGCCATGCTTCCGCATTTGCTCCAACGTTCTGTGTGCTGTGGGGCTACGAACCCCGCTTTTAGTCTTGGGCATTACTGGTTGGCCTCTGCGTTTTCGACGGCCTTATCAAAGAACCGACGTACATAAAATAGGTTGTTGTATGGGATTAGACGCCGCATTGATTCGACGTCACCGTAAGCCGTACCCAACATTTCTTGAGCGGTACCGGCAGTCGGCCCCAAAATTTTACCTTCTAGTGTGCGCTCCGCACTATATTGGTTCGCGTTTTCGCCTAAAGCGGATTGGGCGATATCAGAAAGCTCCGACCCAATGCCGATCGCACCGGAATGCTCCATTGAACTCCAAAGGAATTCAGCCGGGTCATTGCCCGTTATTTCTTCATATGTTTTTCCCGCTATCAAGCCCTTTACTACAAGAGATACAGCGCCCATAGTAGTGGAGGCTAGAATCCCCTGGAAAACCCTGGCATCGGCTTGTGATATCCCGGCCAAGAGTTGGCGGTTTGTGGATGCGAAAGCAAACGATTTTAATTGACCGACCGTTTTACCCATTTCATTGCTCATCCACCGGGGGCGGTCCAGTATGCCGGGAGTAACGATAGTGGTTTCGACCTCCTTCAGGATTGCGGCTTCAAAAGCTTCGGCGGCGTCGATATCATCCCACTTACTGGAGTCACCGAAGAGCATACCTTTGTCGTTGTTACCGTATTTCTTATATTGTTGGGCGATACGGCGGGCCATATCTTCGTCAATCCCGGCGCGGCTGAGGTCCTTAGCATACTTCTTGAAGTGGACGACCTTGCGCAGGAAGCCGTCTTGGGACAGGACCCCGGAAAGCATCTTCAAGGACGAGTTCCAGTAAGACATGAGCGTGAATCTGCCCATATCCGGAATGTTTTCCCCAGCCATAAGCCGTCCAGTGGTACCTGTTCCTTGGGTCATTCCCTCAAGGATTTGCTCCGCCCTTGACACCCCGTACGGATTGTAGTCAAGTTCCGCGATCGCCCGGAGACGTTGGCCAAACACCAAATCGAGACCAACTCCCATGCGGTGAAGGTCTTCCTTGGACATTTTTCGTAGATCGCTGTTAGTGGCGACCTTCATGATACCCCGCATATAGGGCATCAGACCGTGTTTCCAGATCGGGCGGGCGACGTCGGGGAATGAGGAAAGAGTCATACCGCCCAGCAAACGGAGAGCGTTCAGGTTACGGACGCCCCGGTTAACCCTGGTAAACATACCACTGGGGTCCTCCGGAATGCCGTACCTGTTCAACAGGCGATCCCTCATAATACGCAGGTCAGTAACGTCTCGCTCCCTTGCCCTGTTCATACGACGGATAGATGCCTGTGAAGCCCCGTCGGCAGAAGCCTCATCAATCATCCGGACCCACTCATCTTCGACTTCTTCAATGGCATCCTTCAGATCGTCATTCCCGAATCGCTTGTGGAGTTGTATCCGCGCACCGACGTGCCGGGTATATTGCCTTACCACGGCCTCGGGTTCATTAACGAGGTACGGTGCCAATACATTATCCGGGATGGCGAGTTCCCTCCCCTTAAGCGGACCGGCAGTCGGAACGAAAGCTCGGTGAAACTCAGTCTGGTAATGGTTGGTCGTAAGGTCCCGATAAACCTGACGGGCGATCTCCTCCGCGTCTTCAGTTTTGAGTTTAGGGTTGTCCTTGGTGAGCCACGTAACGAGGTCCGTCTTAAATTGGGACGGATTATGTCGCATCTTGCCAATGTGGTATATACGGGGGAAATAGGAATCCGCAAATTTAACCAAATTGTCCGACCCCTTGAGCAACCCGACCTCAACAGCCTCATCCTTCATTTGGTTTAGGAGCTTGCGGTACCCCTTGGCTGCGGCCTCAATCTGGGGGTTTTCATGAACGTCCCCATTACGCAAGGCGGATGAAACCTGTTCTTGGAATTCCCTGTAGGTATACTTTTCGTAACCCGGTTGACCCGCAAGATCATGGTAACCCCTCCGGGCGATCTTGTATGCGTTTTGCAGATCGCCCTCCATCCGATTGAGCAAGGTCTCAATAGCGGCACGGTCCGTACCAACAACCGTTTGTTCCCCAAGGTGGGAGGCTATAATCCGGGTGAGAGGGTTCCGGGAAGCTAAGGCCCTAATGGGAGTCAGGTGTGCAATGGCACGGGGGACGGCCCCCTTAATACGGTCCACAGGGGTGCGGTCCTTGAGCGCCTTATTGACGATCTCATAGACGCCGGGTTTAATTTCCTCGATAGTTTTGTCCGGGTCGCCCCTTAAACGGAAATGGACGGACCTGTGTTCTTCAAGGAATTTGGCCTCGGCAGACATAAGCTCATCAGCATACCCGGATGCTTTGCCGATAACCCCGCCGAGAAGACCGCCGAAAATAGCAACCCCAGTGATATTCGCCACAGTATCTTCATAGGTGCGGGAATTCTCCATAGCATGAAGTAAGGCCTCATTAACCGCTTCGGCCCCACCTGCATAGGCAGCGCCCTTAACCATACCCTGAACGCCATTAGATACCCTACCGGCCCCCCAACCGAATAAAGGAACCAACGCTAGGGGGTTGAACAGACCCGCCCCTACGAGATTCAATGTACCATAAGCCCCGGCTTCATCGAGGATTTTCTGGCGCTCGACACCCTTATCAAAATCGATTTTCATGGCTTCGGTTTCTTGCCGGGACTGCGACTTGATAAATAAACCCGGCGGGTACCCCTCAATCTCGGCCTCATTCTCCGGGGAGAAGGGGCTATAATCGAGATCAGCCTCAATTTCGTACTCCGGGCCTGTTGATTCCATTAACTTGCGGATGCCCGCCGCCGCGAAGTTATACTCTAATTGCGCGGCCTCAAACACATCATAAGCGTTGTGGCTGCTTACCGACGTCTCCGGTACGGTGGTGCCGGGAACCTCAGGCCTTTCCCCGGTTATGAATTGCTTCTTCGGGGGCTCTGAATTTCTAATCAGCATTGAACATATCCTTGATTACCTGATGCGACCGAGTATCCTCGAAGTCGCCCGGTGTGGCGGTAGGGTTCATGGCCCCGTCACGCTCAACGGTATTCCACATTTCGCGGGCTTCAATGGCCCGGCGCTTCTGCTGCCGCAGGTAATCAGCCTGTGACGCCTTGATCTTGGCGTCGATATCTTCAAGATTAGGTTGATATGTCACAAGCTGACGATACTGGTCAGTCTCCGCAATCAAAATACCTGTGTCTGGGTCCTTGTGGTAAATTTGGTAGGACGGGAACTGTTCAAATTGAGTCCGGGGGGTAGGAAGTATTACGTATTCCCCCACCCTGTCGCTAGTAACGTTGAACTCATGCATAAGCTGGTGATTAAGATCGGTCCGGATGTGTTCAGAGGGAACATTATACCGGAATTCCGGGGCATCCCTCATTACCTCAGGAGAACCATTGACGTTGGACACGGTATAAGTATTAGCAACGGCGCCATAGCCGTACTCCATGGCCTCTTCTTGGGGCATACCCCGGAGCATGGCTTCCTCGGAATGTTGGAGGAAATCCATGTACATATTATCGCTGACCGATGTGCGCTCGTCCCACAACCACCTCTGGGAGAAAGTGTTATACTGAGAGTCCCCCTTGAATTTATCTTCAAACCACGTGCGGGCTTGTCCGGAACCAGAAAACTGATCAAAATTAGATTGCCGGTATTTCAAGACGTCCGGTTCAGTAGTTCTCATTTCGTCCCGGATTGCTTGGATTGCATCTTCGGTGGGCACCCCGCCACGGGAAAGAGTATATACCCGGCGCATAAAAATACCGACGTCTGACGAAACCTCCGATAAGGCGTTGGGGGATTCCACTAGCAATTTGTTATATAGGTTGGCCGCCTGAACCACCGACTCCACTGGGGCGGCGTCATTCATGGAGGTGGTCATTGCCGTCTGAAAAGCATCAGGGATGAACTTGGTGGAAGAAATCAGACGGAACAAATCTTCCTCAGCGCCCGGAGCCATGGAAGTCACGAGCTGATTAGCGACATGGTTGATAGCCTCGACATTCTTGGAGTCTGAGGTATCAACTACGCTAGTGCCGCCCATAGCAAGGTAGACGTTTTCGATGCGGTTCTGGACGTCTAATTGGTCGGCCTGAATCCGGTCAATTTCCTTCTTCTTAGAGGCTAACCATCCCTTGGGAATATAGTTTTGGTGGCCCCTGTCATATAGAGACTCCGCAAAATCAAGAACATCGGCGTACCCGGCTTGACCGGAGGCAACCTTGGATTCGATATCCGCCAGTTCCTTATCGAGAGCAAAAGAGCGCCGGGTAGCCCCGTCTGAAATCAGTTTCTGCTCGCGGGCCTTCATTTGATTGAGCCACGCCGATTGTTGGGTTTCGGTCAGAAATGTCTTGTTATCCGGGTCACGCAGGTATTCCACCGCCTCACGGACCTCTTCCAGATCACCATCCTGATAAACCTGGTGAAGGGAGTCGGTTTCACCCCGGATTTGGGCAACCTTGACCGCCTTAGCCCGCTCCGACGGAATGGGGTGGGATTTGGCCATCTCAATGGCCATCTCGTGGTTACCGGATTGGTGGTTGGCCTCAATGCTCAATTCGTATTTTGAGACCGACTGGTTAAACCGCTGTTTCCTTTGTTCGGTAAGTAGGTCACTGTAAATACTCGCCCCTTGCTCACGAGTACGGGTGATCCATTCTTTCCGATCAAGAGGGTCGGTGAACTTATCAGAATATTGTGTGATGAGCCGCTCATACTTATCTTTGGCTAGATCAGGCAGAATATCCCACAGGTAGATATCGTCCCGCTCAAGGCCTTCGGTTTCATCGAGCCACAACGACGGGTCATCCTTAGCACCCAACTCCATTGCCTCGGACGTAGTGAGAACCGGTTTAGCGGTGACGTTATCATACCAATCCGAGTAATCCAGGGCTGCATCAGAAATGGCCTGGGTTTGGTTCATAATCTCACGTTCACGATTCTCACGGGCGCGAGTACGGATAGCCGCTTGGGACACAGTTTTGCCCGCTCGGATAAGTTCATCGGACGCTGATTGAAGCCGCCGGGCCGTGGCGATATCGCCTGCCACAGAAGGACCTTTGAGTTCCGCTACCGGGAGCAGTTCTGGTTTGATCTGAGCAACCATTATGATGTACCTTGCGTATTGTTGGTGCTATTAACGCGTTGTTGGCTAGCGTAGTAATCCGCGCCAATACCGATGATTTGAGCGACCCCTTGGGTTATAGTGGCACCGGAACTTGCGGCAGCTGCCCCGCTGGCGATAGCTTTCCGCTCCAGTCGGGCGGCGTTCCTACGCCACTGTAAGTCACGGGCAAAGGTAGATTGCATATGCCGCAAATGTCTTCGGGATGAACCGGAAAACATCAAATTAGATTCCGCAATAGCCGCCCGGTTATAAGATTCCCGATAGGTATACTCCCCGGACAACCGCCGGATTTCTTCTTGCCGGGTCTTATACGTTAGTTTGGCTTGAAGTTCGGCGGCTCGTTTTGCCCTTTTATCGGCGTCTAGGGCGGATTTAATACCACTCCCTACACCAACAACAGCGGCTACTGCGCCTATTACGGCAGCTGCCATGGTTTAACCCCCCCGCCTCGATTTCACAAGGTTACCACCCCGGAGTTTTTCACGGACACCCTGCTGGGAGTCTGAGAACGAAGCTTCCGAAATAATACCTGAATAAATATCCCACATGTCTTCTTGTAATTGACGACTCCCGGCAAGGGGAATGGCGGCGGCGGCTGCAAGGCGAGCGGTAAGAGCCTGAACGAACAAGGCACTATACCTGCCAGTATCCACCTCTCGGTTCACCCCCTCAAGGTAAAGGGTGGCGTCGTCGGATAAAACGTAAGGCCCCAATCGTTGCCAGTCATGAGACACAACCCAATTCTTAGGGTCAGACGGGCTAACATCACAGAAGGCATTAAATACCTTGACCCACGAGGCGGGGATAGTGTGCTGGAATTTAATACCCCACGGGTCCCGAGTCGCAACCACGGATTTGTGGCGCTGTTTGGCGAAAGACCAGAGGCGCGCCTCCAGAGTTGCATCCCGGATGAGATAATAATTCGCCTTCATCCATCGGGCGGGTTCATTTTTCTCCTCAAGGGTGTTTATCGGGTCTTGCCCGCACCACGTGAGCGCTTGGCTGCAAATATGCGCCTCGCTAACCTGAGGGGGGTTGGCCATTTACTTTTCCTCCAACTTCTTGATCTTATCGGCCAGCTCTTGCACCGCGTTGATCAGTACCGGGACGATTTCCACATAATCTACTGCGAGATAATCGCCTTGGCCGGGCATTCCGTGGACGATATGGGGGAGAATTTCCTTCACCTCTTGGGCGATCAAGCCGTAGTGGTGGTCCTTAGCCCGCTTAGCCCATACCACTTCAGGTCGATAATCAAACTCAATGGTGTTTAGGGCCATTATCTCATCGAGACCGAATCGCAGTTCCCCGGTTATGTCCTTCAAGCGGATATCAGAAGCATCGCCCGTATCAACATAATCCTTGCGGGTCAGGTCCTCCGCAACCAGTGGCTGGAGACCTGCCTTCATGCGGAAGGACGTCCTGATATTTTTGTTGCTAACGACCTCGGTCGGGGTCAGGTTAAGGTATTCGCCGCCGTCCAGCTGGAGGCGAACAGCGGTCCCACCCTTAACCCTGGCATCTGCTGCCGCCCACATTTCCATATTATAGAAAACGCCGCCAATATCCTCCAACCAGACATGGCCACGTACGGTACCGTCATTCTTAAACTGGATTTTACCGTCGTCGGTGAATTTGTACCCCCGAAGGTCCTCACCTATATCGAGACACTGGATTTCGAATTCACCATCGTAGAAAGTACCGTCCCATCCGGGGGTCAAAACAGCTTGGCCGCCGCTTGCTACGTAAAGTCCCCAGTAGTAATCACCAGCACCCTCGAAGTTCTTGATATACAGCCCGCCATTACTGCCCCCATTTTGGTCGAGGATTATCGACCGAGGGACGTAAATGTTGCCGTCCATATCGAAGGTAAACTTATTCCAATCTGCCGCCGCGCCATTGGTAGGCTTGGTATAGATGTGGATTTCGCCGCGAGTCCATGTAGGCGACCCACCGAGGTCCTCGTGGGCGGGTTGGATGTTCAATACCCCAAACTGCCCCCCGGCATCGGTAGCGTTTTGGACGTACATTGACCACCACCGGTCGTTTGGCCCGGCAGCGTCGATATTACGAATTTCCAGTGCGCCTTTGTTGTTATTGCTAGAATCAATGATAACATCACCGCAAGCAACAAAATCACCGTTGGTCTTGAATTCCCATTCGTTCAGGTATTGCTGGTCAAAGGTGTGAGGCCCATTAAAACCATACGTCATGATCGACAGGGAATTACGGTACCATTGTGGCGTTCCGCTCGATAATGACTGTGCTGGCACCAGCAACATTTTACCATCGTCCCCGCCAGCGACATTATTAGTCGCATATAGACTGAACCATGTCGCATCGCCACCCAAGTTTGGCTCGTAGTTTCGCATTTCGAACGCGCCCGTATTAGGGTCGTCAACGTTCGTGGCATCCGAGTCCATAATGAAATCACCCGGTACGGTGAGGGTGCCTTCATGGCTGAACAAGAAGGTATGCGGAAAGTTCTCAAACCCGGTGCCGGGGTCGCGCCAGTCATTCGTAATGATCTGCAACTGCGCATCGATGTCGGTTGAGGTATAATCGATGATACCCCGGTTCATACCGACAAGGTTGCCGTAAGAACCAAACCTCCAGCCGTTGTTAAGTTCATCAGGGGGAACCGGATTAGCCACCTGACTAACCGTTACGGTATGGTCGTAAACACCGGAACCCCCGGCACCCGCGTTATCTTCCACCCACTTTTTGGTGACTAGACTATTAGGGTATACCGGAAGAACAGGAACTCCCGGCGCTGATTCCGGCGCGCGGAGCTGACCTTCACGGGTAAATTGCCACTCATGAACAGTACCCGGCACTCCCCCCGGCAGGTCTTCATAGGTACGCACCCAGAACTCTGTTAAAGAGTGGATTTGATCTGGGCTGTACGGGTCAGAAAAAGGATCGTTGACGGAAGGGGTCAAGATCAATACCGCATCGGGTCCGGTTACATTGGTAGTGGCATAAAACGCCATTCCCGCCGAGTTGTCCCCCTCGTAGTTGAAGATGGATATATTGTCCGAGAACCCCGCGCCGCCGGTGGCGTACAACTGGGAACCCCATCCGGTGCTGGTATTGTTGGGGTCATTAATGGTGAGGTCGGCCCCTGAGATCATAGCCAGTGGGCCAAACATAGTATCGCCGGACCGGTCAACAAAAGAGCCGGATTGGCCGCCGCCTACCAGCTCTTCTTGCCGCATCATGGTTAACTTATCAAGGGCATACTCAACCACATCGGCGGGGAAGGGCTTCCCATCTTCGAAATCAATAACCTGGAGCATTTCGGTTTCACGTTTGATCACCACGTGGGATACATCGGCCCCATGGGCCACGAGAAACGTAACGGTGCCGCCGTCATGAATGGGACCACTGCCATTAACCACAAGACTGTAATTGGACGGGGAAACGAAAATTTCCGTACCACCTATAGTCTTTTCATAGACGTAAACGGAGGAAGAGCCATCATTCTCGAAGACGAAATCATAAACCTGCGGGCCTGTGACCACAAACTCTTCGGGTTGATAAACTGAATCGATCGTCATGATTTACCCCTACAGACTCTTGTCTGAAACTTTACCAAATATCCCCATAATCATACTAGGGAATGGAAGATTTTCCTCAATAGATATTGTTAGGAAATCCCGGCTCCCTAACATACCTACATCGCTATCGTACACAATATCTACTTGCTGGCTGGTCCCCATGGGGGTTTCGGTGTCCCTTGCGGGCACCCTATCCCCGTTAATAATAGGTCGGTATGAAGCCAGCGTCCTTACCGTCAATTTAGAGTATTTCTTCTTGGACGACGGGTCCATGGCATTTAGCGGCAGGGTATCCAAGCGAGCCACGCTCGGAAGACCTACGACTGCATTAGTGACGGTTACATCGCCACCAATCTCGTCGGTAAGGTCTATCTCCCCCCCAGATACCGTGAAACTGCCCAGGTAATTGCCGTCCCCCAGCACTTGCACTGTCTCAGACTCTAAGTGCCCAAGCCCGGTAATAGTGGATACCCCACCCGCATTGACCAACTCTACGTGGGAGTTCAGGTACCGCCAAGTCTTTCCCTCGGACCAATTGACTATAGCTTCAAGGTATACCTTGAATGTCCCGTTGATCTTACGGCGGACCACTAAATACAGGACGTCTTGGCCATTGGAATTGGTTTGTACACAGGCGTCAAGAATATTAGCGTTGATGTTGACCCGACACCAACCCAGAATATTCTCATGGGGGTCTATTACCGCCAAGGCCATTTCCCCGTCGCCTTTAACAACTACGCACATTTGGACCGGGTTACGCATACGAGCCATCCGAACAATCCCGGATGACAACAGGTTAGGGTGGCCTATTGTGTAATCAGGGGATATCCAGCTTTCATCATCCGCCAGATACCTCATAGCCCTCAACTTTGTCCCGTTCTCCGACGGGAAGAGTATATACTGCCCCATAGGCACCGGCTGGACATGATTACTGCCGTGGGTACTTTCCAAATTAAGGCCGAGGTCTCCGGGCTGGAAAATCCCGTCAGATTCGGCTACATACTCCAAGGATTCAGCCCCTACCAATAGTCGCTTCTGGCCTAAGACCCATTTGATGGGCGAGCGGTACACACCAGTGAATTCAATAGAATCGGTGGCTTCGATTGGGGTTTTAGTCGGGCTAGTAAAAGTATACCACTTCCCTATCTCAGTAGCCCATACTGTTTCAGAAGCGTTACCAAAGGGGTCCCCGGTGGTAATGACGTCTTTACTACCACCCAAGACGAGTCTACCTCCATATGAACCGCAAGCGGCAGGATACCCCTGTGAACCCCACGCTCCCGGAGCGTTTGTGAACGAGATATCTTGGAATACATACGCCGTCCCGTTGAAAAAAAGTTCCTTAGGCGGGTAATTCGGGTGCACCAATACAAGCTGCTTACCGGCATTCCCGCCATCTGCGCTATCATTGTACGGGGATTGAACGTACTGCACTTCCCTCAGCTCATCCGCACTGTAAGGCACGTTAGCGAGCAAAGTCTCGGTTTCGCCATCGGCATCGACTAAAGACCGGATATCTAATGCCTTTACCGAGAAGAAAGGGGTACTATTGTACTTGTTCGCTCCGTTGTTGGTCCCCTCGAACCGAAACTCGATATAATATACCTCCCCCTCAAGGAAGGTCCCCGTGATCGTGGTCGGCTGGGTATAAAATTGACCAATCGGAAGATCACTAATATCGATAGTATCCACTTCCGCCCCACCGGGAGTAGTCCCGATCTTGATAGTGGCGACTAAGCCATTGCCATCAAATTCGTCCCCGAAATTAGTAACATACCGCATATCCGGGATAACAATAATACTGGACGTGTCCTGCGGTATAGTGAAGGAATTACGCATCCAAGCGTATTCATATTCCTTGACACCGACCTCGCCGCCACGGGGGCCGGGAATCGGATAATTAGTGAATTTAGTATTCCGGGCCGTCCCGTTGAACCCACCGGGGCCGTACCACCAACCGAGCATATCCCCAGCATTAGCGGCATATTGAAGCGGGAAAAGTTCCCATGGCTCGATGCCGCCGGTGATGTCCCCATTAGGAACGATAGACTGATAGGTTTGGCCGGGGGGCCCCACTGGGTCAAACTGGGTATTCTCGGTGGACGAATTGATATCTTGGATGATATTGATCGCACCATCCGTAACCAACCCGCCGACGGAATTATACACAGCCGGGAGGATTTCAACCAAGGCCCGCTGATTATTAGAAGTTACGTAAGGTATAATCCTGGCATAATTATCATTCGGATTAATATCATGAATAAACCGAGTAGCGGGGGTTCTCATGGCCGGACCCTGAAGGGTAGGCATGTAGTTCCGCATATGCATTACGGCTTTTTCATGCAAAGGCGAATCGTCACGCATAATCATACGTGAGCCGATTTCGCCCCCGCTAAAGTCCCGCTTGACTGCCTTATAATCCACTACAACTTTCTCCAGACTTTCAGGCCCAAAGCCGCTAAAACCGTTGCGTTCATGAGAAAGGCCATATCGACCCCAGCCTTATCCAACTCATGGAGGGCATTTTGAACGCCGTAGACCATTTCCCATTTCCCGGTCAGCGTACCCCAAATAGAACCGAGTATCAACATAACGATAGGGGACGTAATAACAATGGTGACGTATTCGTCTTTCCAAGTACGATCTTCCCCTTCTTTGCTGAGGGCCTCCCATTCAGCGTCGGTAAGCTCTCGCTTGGCGTCATTATTTTGCTTGGCCAGCTTAGCGGTAGCCTTAAGCTCATCGCGGGCTTTACGGCGGTCGGTTTTCCCCTTCCATACATCGGTGAGTTTCTCGGCGAGATTTAAACCGGCGGATAACGGGTCTACGGCCATAACTATTCTCCGGGGCCGGAAGAGGTATACCCGGCCTGTATCAACATCATTTTGATCTGCTCAGTGTTATCGTTAAGTTTCTTCAATCCCTCTTCTACTTCCTCAAGATCATCTTTTATGATGGCGACGTCAAGCTTGATACGGTTGACGTCCTTATGCTCAGCGGCAATGGCGGCTTTATTTTCTTCCCCCACCTTCTTGTTGTCTTTGATTCCGTCCGCAATAGCGTTATATACCATACCACCCATAAAAGTAGCAAGTACAGCAGAGACCACAAGTTCTATTGTAATCTTTTTAAACAACCCAGAGGCATCCATAGTCCCGTCTTCACTCGACATTTTATTTTTCCTTGTTCTTAATATAACCATGACACTTCAGGTGCCTTGGTGGGGTCATCATCGCCATGAATAAAATCTTTGGCGATACCTATCCTTGTAAACCCCGCCTTAATCATTCCCTGAATGATTTTGAACCGACTCCGGCTATCACCAGCCGCGATGTCTACTGCATAACCCCTTGGGTGGACGTTTGATTTACTCCCAATCACCCGATTATGCACAGGGCAGCGGTAAGCCGAAGTCACCACGTACGGGACACCGGAGTACCCGCGCGCTTTGTTTACCCGGACAGCAGTAGACGGTTGAAATTCATTCTTGCCGCAGCCACATCTACAGGCAAATTCACCCCACTCAAAAAATTCCAACTCCGGTACCTCTGGCTTCATGCTACCACCTTTATCACCCTACCGGCGGTAGTGTCTATCCAAGCGTCACCTGAACTAAGGCCCGCCGATGAGGTGGGCAGATTCCCTACGTTTAAAACATTACCATTGATAGTTAAATCCCCGCCGAGATAACTAGGGACGTCTGGGACCAAATATATACCATGATCGCCAGTGAACGCCGTATCAACATTACGGCCTAACACTAAATAAGCATTATTGTCCCCGCCGGTCAATTCCTCTATCGCCAGCCCCACTTGACGCGTCAGGCCATTAACATCGGCCACCTCAGCATCTTTAATGGATAAAGCATTGCGGTGGTTTACTTCTACGTTTTCTTTATACTCCGCACGTATTTCAAGATTGTAATGGTGGTCCAAATCATAAAGACCGGAAGCACCTACGGCTTGAAAAACCGGACTTAGAAAGATTTCAGTTGCCTGACCGTGGGTGACCGTAGCATCGTCGGCCTCAAATATTGGGGTGCCCGCTAGAGTATAATAGGGACCTTGAAGTATATCCAGCCCCGACTCGTTAACGATTTTCATGTTCGCATAGAACAGAATACCGGAGCCTAGTAGATTAGCATCACGACCGAAAGTATGAGTACCTTCCACAACAATAGCGGAAGGCATAACTATACCATCAAAAGCCTCCCATCCGGGGGGTGCCGTCCCAGATATAAAATCATAACTATGGTCTTGATCAAGGACTAGGAATCCTTTCTCGAAAGATGCATACTCCGTCGCCTGACCATCGATATCAATCCTTAAGACTTTATCTAGCTTCTCGTTGCTAGCATCTAAGGTCTGGGTAAGAGGCCCCCCTTGAACGATATAATCCCCGATAGGTTGATAGGCGTGGGTGTGGCCTACGGGAGAGTAAACTCCGGTGTGGAGGTGGCCGGTATCCGATTTACCCGCCAATAAAGCATTGATATCGAAAAATTCAAGAGCGTCCTCAGCCCCATTAACACGGACAGCTTGGTTCCCGGCACCGGAGTACGCAGAGGGTGTATCCGTTAACCCCGTGAATAAAGTAACGCCGCCTCCGCCACTGGTTTTCCCCAGCTCAACAAGCTGGCCCCATACCCAATGGTAAAGACCACGGATACTTTTAGGTGAGCCTGGAGTTGGTTCGAAGGGCATTATAATACTCCATCGAATCTCGGGGCAAGCGCGGCATCAGTTGCTTGATACGCGGCTGCGGTAAAGTGCAACCCGTCACCAACATCATACGCCGGGAGAAGTTCATCCGCATTGGCGGGGTCTTCAAGGATAGAGTACACGTCAAAGAATTCATTCGGGAACGTGGTGGATAGCCATGACTGTAGACTATCTATCCATGTTTGCCGAGTGGACGTCCATAACCCGTTGTTCTTGGCTGGGCCGGGGCCTATTACAACACACATCTGGCCGGAATTCTTGACTGCATTCACCATGTGGGATATGTTGGCCTGGATTTCAGCAGACGGGTCCTCTGTGGCGGACATAATATCATTAATGCCACCTTGGATGATAGTGAACTTAGCGCCTAAGGCCGTCCAATTCCGGGTGAAAAGGCTGTCCTTGATGAAACTAGTAGTAGCCAGACCTCTTGCATGGCGACGAAGGGTTACCTTCTGAGGGGTGACATTGGTATCGAGGTAGGTACCATAAGCCGCACTCTGCCAATTATCTGCGGAGAGTGAATCACCAAAGATCATACCCGGATAGGCATTAACGGCAGTGGGCGGCAGGTAATCAATCCAGAACTGCATTTCACCGTTATTGATGGGGGTGTAACCGACGTCACGCAAAAATAGTAACCAAGCTTGCCGCATATCCTTCTCAGCGGCATAACCCAACCCATCCAACAACTCTCGGCGGGCGGTATTGATATTATTACTAGTCGCCCCCAAGGCTTGGTACCATGCCAATAACATTTCATTTATGCTACCGGTGAGGCCCAACCCACTGAGGGCGGCGTATCTTGCGTCGACGAGGCTACTCATCCTTGGTATTTTCCAAATAAATTTCCTCGAGGCGCTTCATAGTGCGGTCAATGAAATGTGACTGCCCTTTGGTCCGGAGGTTACTGCCGAGGGTTACGATGATATCAGTGGCGTCGTTAGATACTCCATTGATAACAACATCCTTAGCACCGGTACGGCGGAAATCAACCACCGCAGTAGTGGGGGCCGTGCCTAACACCGACAGCAGCTGGATACGAAGTTGACGCATCATCCCCACAACAACACCCGATGGAAGAATCCGGGGGAACGTAGTGATACGGACGGTGATTTCATCGGCGGCGGGCGCGGCGGGCGCACCTGAGCCGATTGTGGCGTTGCGCTTAGGTTGGTGCACATTAAGGATGATGTGCGCATCTGCAGCTAATGACATATTACTTCCTCTTTCATCTCGCCCTTACGGACGTCTCATCTCAGAAGTCCAAAACGGGGGGCCGAAGCCCCCAAAAGCCCCGACAGGCTATTCTTCGGGGTCTTCTTCCTCTTCCTCTTCCTCTTCCGGGTCCGGGGCATCTTCTTCAGCAGCCTCCAGCCGGTCAATCTCACGCTGCACGGCGTCCTGCTCGATTTTCAGCGCCTGTGAAATGAATTCAGCATCCTTACCCTCAATATACCACTCACGGATGCGGTTCTTGTCCTCGAAGTTGGGACCTACTTTCATTGGTGTAACCTCCTAAAAGGAGAGGGGGGCCGAAGCCCCCCTCAGTCGGGTTTTAGGCCGCGTCGTCCAGCTCAACGCGCACAAGGTGCTCGTCTTCCACGCGCACGGCGCCGAAGGTCGAGGCACAATAGATGCGCCACGCATAGCTGATTGACGGGTCTTCAGTGATACGCGCCCAGATATCCTTGTTGACCTGGAGCCCGAGAGCGCGTTTCGTCATTGCGAAACAGTAGATGGGGGTTGTGCCGGCTCCATCACCAGCCAGAAGCCGGGTGGAGACAACCCACGTATAACCCATCCATGATTCGACATACCCCTTGCTGGTGAGCGGTCGCAACGCGTTGTAATCGCCGGAAGTCGCTTCAGTCAACTGCAGGAGCTTGCGCGCCTGCGCGGGGGAGATAACGAACACCTTGTCCTCATCCGGGTCGATATCGTTGTTCATGAAAATCTCAGTTACCTGAGTCACGAGATCGAAGGTGATGGATGCGGTGCCGTCGCCAACTTCCTGGTTGGTGGTGTCGAAGGCAACCGAGTTGCCATCACCATCCAAAGAAGTACCCACAGCAGCAGAGATAATCTCATCGTCGTGAGCGCGGCGCATTGCCATGCCCTGAGCGCGAGCGTAGTTGCTGTTGGGGTCGACGATCATCTGCACGATATCTTCCGGCTCGGTTACGTCGCCAGTGTGATACGTCTTGGGAACCGATTTCCGGCGGCTCCACGCAGTCTCGTCGTTGGGGGTTGCGACCTCACGGCCCGTCTTCTGGCTGGCAGAAGTCTGGGACATGCGCTCCCAGTTATGGCCTTCGGACTGGACGTGGCGTTCCATACACCACGGGCGGAGGCGGGTTGTGCCTTGCTGGGCAAGGTGCCGCACATTGGTCTCGTACGTATTGACGTAGACCTTATCGATGGTTGCAGGCATAGCAGTGATCTCCTTAGTTAGCCTGTAAACGAAAAAGTTACTAATCGCTGCCAGGTAACCCGTAGTCTAGGACGGACCCCACTGCTACGTTTTTCCTCGCGGACCCGAAAGGGTAACCCGCTCAGAGGGACGATACTCCCAAAATTTTAGTATAACACGAGGGGAGACCGGTGTCTACCCCCCGTTCGGAAACCCGGCCCCTAGTCGGGGTTGGCGAGCCTCTGGAGGTCGAGCATATCCTCGACAGCCTTCTTGTGAAGCGGGTTCGCCGCATTCCAATATGGATGCTCCCGGTTGTCCATGATCTCCTGAATCTTAGCCGCAGCCTCGACCGGGGTCATTTTGGCCTCGGGGGTGACATCCTTGAGTTTAGCCAGTTCCGCCTCGTCCTTCATGGCAGTGGCGATGCCGTGCACCCACTTGATCTCGGCGGGGGACATTGCCTTATCGGCTAGCAGGTCCACCAGACCTTCAGGTGCATCAGTCAGGCGAAGGAAATTTTTGACCATAGCCATGTTTCCCTCAAAGGCCGCGCCCCACTCGGTCTGGAGCTTCTTCATTTCCTCACCCTGCGCGTGGGTATCGGCCTCCATACCATCCCACTGCGACTGGAGGATATCCCCTAATAGACCGTTGAATTGGCCGGTGGTGAGGCCGTGCTTGTGCGCGATTTCCGCGAACCCACTCAGGTCTTCCGGGATTTCCTTACCCTCAGGCGGCTCGTACTTATAACCGTCTTTGTCGGTAGGAACACCGATACTCTGGAGGAACTCGGCCATTGTGTCCTCGCCAGGCTTGTACATCAGGCTTGGGGCCTTCTCCAGGATTTTATCGGTGAACGCCTTGAGGTCGGCCTCGCCAGCATGCTCGCTGGGAATCCGGATGGAATTACCCATATGGTCCGCCGCGTTGGTGATCGCAGTAATAGCGTCCTCCATAAACTCAGCATTCTTCAGGAATGGGGCCTCCATCAAGGCGGCGAATGATTCAGGTGCTTCTTCTTTCCAATCAGGCATTGTCGGGGTTCCTTTTTGCGTAGTCCAACATTTGTCGGATATAAACGACCACATCACGGCGGCCAAGGTTATAGGCTGTCTTCTCCGAGGTTTCAGCCATTATGTCAGTACCGTCGAACTCAGCCTCAAGGGCTTCAAGCACTTGCTTGCCGTCCGGGGTATTGAACACAGTTACGAAGTGCTGCGACTTCTTACGCAGCTTCTCGAATTTTTCGTCGCTATTCTTCATTGGCTTGTTGCGCATCCCCTTCAAGCTTGCTTACTTCAGCCTCGCCCGCACGAGCACCCAGCTGGGCTTGCTCGCGACGTTTCTTCTTCATTTCGGCCTCGGAAACGAGCACTTTAGGTTCGGCACCGTAATATTCAGCCATCAGGGAGACTGACTGGTCCCAATCTACTTTCTCCAACGCCTGCGGATTTACCTCGCCCATCTGAGCGACAGCACCGAGGAATTGGGTAAGGCTCTGGGCCTGATCGAGCTTCTGGGCACGGGCCATGGGGCCGGTGTACTCAACATTTACAGTCGGGTCCCGGCTATCCTGCACAACAGCGGGCATATCCGGAAGGCGCTTGTACCGCACGAGGTCCGCGAACGTAGACGTCACGAGCGGGTCAAGGAAGTCAGATTCCAGTCGCCCAAGAGTCGGACCGAGAAGCCGTTGCATAAGCTCGTAGCGTACACTGACTTCTGTCGCCGTCATGGCCGGGGAGTCCTTGAGTTCCAACTGATCGACATAGAAGATTGACCGGATAGAAGCCTGGAGTTTCTCGCGATTCAGTTCCGCGACGTCAAACCGGGCCTTGGTTTCGAACGCCTCAAGGTCCTGCATGTTTCGGACGACATTCACCCCCGCCGCGCTGAGGTCGAGGTCGGAAATGAGGCCTCGCTCGGTTGTCTTAATCGCCGGGTCAACGACCTTCTCCAATGATTCAAGGATAAGTTCGACGAGTTGATTGAGGGTCAAGATATCCGGGAGGGCAATCATGGCCGGGGAATTGCCCCAGACAGAACCGGCGGTATTGCGCCATCGCATCACGAGCGTGGGCATGCTGTAGTAGCCGCCCTCTTCGCCAATAGCCTCGCCGCCTTCGTACAGAAAATATTTGAAGCCAACCGGACGGTTAATGGGCGCGGCCACCTTGGTGGGGTCATGTTGCCCTTCACGCTGGTACACGCACAAAACGATTTCGATATTAGCCTCGGTACCTTGCGGCTTATCTACCATATCTCGGTATTTCTCGGGGATTTTCTCCCGACCGAATTTGGTGGACAACTGGACCGCCGACCATTTCATCTTGCGGTAGTACCGGTGCACCAGTCCCCGAAAATCGACCTCGAAATAGGATTCCTCGATGGGCGCGGCAGCGAACAGATAATCCTCGAAGCTCCCGTTGGTTTCCAGGATTTCCTTGGACATGAACGCGGTGCCGTAGGAAGTGAGGTCGATATACCCCTCGTTGGCCTCAAGGTTGAAGTTGGAATCCCGGATGGTCTCGAAGCATATCTGGGTACAATCCCGGAGCCACTGTGCGGCCTCGCGATTTTCCGACAGATCGTCCCGGCGGAACCGGAAGTTAAACCACTGGTGGGAGGGGTTCGTAATCGACCCATGGAGACTCGAAGAGAGTATGTTGTTGGCGTTCATGGCCGTCGCATCGAATACCTGACGACTTTGCCGCCATTCTACAGCCCCCTCGGACTGTACATCGCGGAAGAAGTTACCCCGGTAGGGCACCACGAATTGCTGAATGAGGTCCCATTGCTCTTCAACGACCTTCCGGTCCTGTATGAGTTTATCCAGACGTACCTTTAATGATTTACAATCCAACGGAATTCCTCCTTCTGGGTTCGTACGCCCGTTTCACGCGGATATTCGGGCGGTAACGTCCAGTCACTTCGTCTTTAACAAGTATTGAACCGGCTCGGGTCATATCCCACCCTACTGCGGCGGTACGGGTAGCGTCGGCGTCGTGGCTTGAGTGGTCATGGTCAGGCTTGTCTTTAAATATTTGCCGCCTGTCGTCCCATTCTCTATGATAGTAAGCTAAGTTATCGCGGAGACCCTGAGTGGTTTCGGCATTCCAGCGGGCGCGTCTAATAAATACGCGAGTCGCGTCGATACCGTCTTGAACACTGAGCTTAGGAACAGCGTCGAAGTTAATCCCGAGTCGGTGCGCAACTTCGTCTCTCTCCATACCAGTAACCCAATCTCGGGTTTCGATATCATGAGGCCCGTTGTGTGTACGATAATTGTATGGGAGGGAATTGATCTCCCGTATCCAGTCTGGGAGCCCAAGATTCCGCTTAGACATGTGGTCAATAACGATAGGGTCCCCAGATTCATGTTCTTGGGTGAAAATGACGGAGGTATTATCTCGGATGCCAATATCCCACCAAGTATCAACGGGTTTATTGGGGTTCCACGGAAAACTCCCGATGTGCCCTGAGTCTTCCGCGTATTTCAGTTCCTCCGTGTAGAAGGCCCCTTCCATGCCGATATCGAAGCTGCAGTAGAACTCCTGCATCGCCTTCTCACGGCTCATTCCCTGCGCGATTTCGTCCTCGAACTGTTCCGGTGTCATTATACCGGTGTCGTCGATAGTCAGGGTTGAATGAAACCAACCTGGGTGTTCCGCGGCCATTTCATGGAGCGAATACCCGTGGGTCTTGCCCCGTGGGGTGAAAATAAACAGCGCCCACCCGTCGTTCTCCAGCAATATCGGGCGGAAGTATTCCCACGCATTAGGGTCCGCGATCGAATATTCGGAAAATATGATACCTATCGGGTTTGACCCTACGAGACTGTCGAAGTTATCAGAACCAACAACCTGCCACACCGAACCGTTTTGAAACTCGATCTTCATATCGGATTCGTTGGGTTTCTTCGCTCGTATTTCCTTCGGGAACGCTTGGTCGATCATCCGGCGACCTTGCTTGTCGCGACCGTCCCATATAACACGTCGCCCCTGCTGGAGCGAAGGGAGCATGTGCCAATATGTGCCCACCCTCATCTGGGAAGCAATAGCAGCTATCTGAAGTGAACATGAATCCTTCCCGGCACGGCGGTGCCAAACACAACTTCCTCGTTTCTTATCCATCGTCCCACCATGGAGCATATGAGACATTAACGGGGATTGGTATTCCCTTGCCTTCCACTCGTTTGGTAGGGTGATGGCACTCATTGCTCGGAGATTACCTCTGGGGGCTCAACGTACCCGGCATCACCGAGATTAATTACTACCTTCACGCCCCCGGAATCCCCATCCTGATTCCCGCTCACGCCCGCGAGCGAGCGCATTTCCTTAAGGAGTGCGATCTTGGAAGACGGGTTGTAAATCGGGGCCATGAAAGCCTCTCCATCCTTGGTTACCTGCGGGACGTCCACCTTCCCGGAAACCTCGTCGAGGGTCTGGAGCATTTCCAGCTCCACAAACTGACGCGTGATAATGGTGTGATCAACTAAATCCTCCTGTAAATGTTGGAGGTAAGCATGCACCAAAGGGTCACGCAAAAGGCGACTGCCGACCTTCCGGGAAGAATCAATCCGGGCTACGGCATCGTTCAAATTTCCTGTGGCGACATACTCATGCACGAAGACCTTGGCCTGTGCGGGAACATCAGGCCAGCCCTTTTCCTTGTTGCGCGCTACGACGTCCTCGATATTCCCGGAGACGCTCGGCAAGAATTCGACGCTGGTTGTCACGGTAAAGTTTCAAGACCTCTCGATCAAGCATAACCTCGCGGGCCTCCAAACCGAAAGGCTCGATAAAATCCTTCTTGGTCAGAGGCTGGTTCATGGGGGAAGTATATCACAAACGACCTCGGGTGTCTATACCTATTTCGGAAACACGAATGGAGTACGGGGATAATAAATTTTTGGGAAGAGAGACAGACATTGGAC